TGCGGTTTAGGTGTATCTCTATTGCCCTACCAAATAAAGCGGTCATAGCGGCTTCTAAGTCCTCTGGTTGGTTGATGTAAGCGTCAGCCATTGACTCTGCATAAGCAAGCAATGTTTCAGCGCATTGGAGTTCAATTTTTTCGATGTTCATAGTGAAATACTACTGTTGTTTTTATGCTTGTCTATTAGGGTTTCCCCTAGGTAAATATTTGTAAAACCTGTGGCACATTATCGGTGTGGGCAACAAAAAACCCACATTTTTGATAAACAAATAGGAGTGAATATGAAAGATATACCAGCGTTTCCCGCCATGCATTACGACTTGGCAGACAACGAGCATGGATTGACTATGCGTGACTATTTTGCGGCAAAGGCTATGCAAGGATGTATTTCAGGTACACCACATAGTGTGGATATTGAGCCAACTGAGCTTGCCACATGGTGCTACATCATGGCAGACAGAATGCTCAAAGCAAGGGGCGAATAATGCCGATTCTTAATGGAAAAAAGGTCGTAGACCTAGAAGTAGATGGAGTAGATTCAAGAGATTTTCCAGATTTCTGTGATGCCTACTTCTCAAGTGGATGCTACGAAGATGGAACACCATTGACAGAAGATGAGTTAAACAAGCTCACCGATCTGGCAAGTGATGTTCTGTGGACAATGTGTTACGAGAGTTTCCACTGATGAAAACACTATTCCAGACCTATGTGGAAGAGTTTTCTGACATCCACTACTGTCCTTATTGCTTGACAATCAAGGGAAACAGAATAGTTTGCTGCCAAGAAGCAGACTTTATCGAGTTCAAGGATTTATATCCTGAACAACAAAAAGAGATTATTCAACAAGAGTTAGATACTTACAGGAGTTAATATGTCAATAGAAGCATTACTGAAGAAAGATGTCAATTCTCATACAGAGAAGAAAAACAACCTGACCTACTTATCATGGGCTTGGGCATGGGCAGAGGCTCTCAAAGCTGATCCTACCGCTACCTACAAGGTAGAGATGTTTGGCGACAAGTGTTTCATGGACATTAACGGCACAGCAATGGTGTTCGTTACCGCTACCATGTTTGGCAAACCAATGACCTGTCAATTGCCTGTGATGGACTACAGAAACAAGGCCATCCCTACTCCCGATGCGTTTGCGGTCAATACAGCCATTATGCGGTGCATGACAAAAGCCCTGGCACTACATGGACTCGGGTTGTACATTTTTGCTGGTGAAGACTTGCCCGAAGAGGGCAGATCAGTAGTGATTACGCCTACTCAGGGTGCAACAGACAACATTCCTATGGAGGAATTACGATACCTAGAGGAATTAGCAATGGAACTGATTGCTACTTGCGAACAGGGTGATCCCAAGGCAGCTTGGGTAAAATTGGAAGAGCAGAACCTAGACGGGGAACAAAAAATAGCCCTCTGGACACTTCTGCCAAGCAAAGTGCGTTCATCATTAAAAAAGGCTAAGGAGCTGTAAATGGAAAATTTTAAATCAGAGCAAAGAAACAACAGTGGGGTACTTTTTTCTAATGACAAAAAGGAAACCGATAAGCATCCCCATTACAAAGGGAACATAACTGTTGATGGCAAAGACTATTGGCTATCAGCATGGGTAAAAGAAGGAAAGTCAGGCAAATTCATGGGGTTAGCAGTATCTCCTAAAGAAGAATATAAGCCCAAGACTTCTGAGAGGTCTAAGGCTACTGGCTTTGATGACGAATCTTTGCCCTTTTAAGTTAATATAAACCCGAGGGGAGAGCTGTGCAAAGGATTTTCCTTGCTTGCAGACGAGCAGTTTTCCCCTCACCCAATAGGAGTGAATAATGACATTAGATAAAACATGGTTTGGTGGTGCAGTAGAGAAATTCTTTGGTTCACCAGCCTTTAAGTTGGTTAGAAAAGAAGACCCTGTAACAAGCCATCAGGCGGCTCAAGGGGTTGATACCACCAAGCTAGAAAGTCTTGTCTACGAGGCTATAAAGGGCTTTCCTGAGGGTTGTATATCAGACGAGATACTAGAGATGTATCCAAACTACCCATATTCCTCAATAACAGCACGATACAAGTCTCTGTTAGACAAAGGATTTATTGAAGTTACTGGTGTCAAACGTGGCAAATTTGGCAGAAATCAACGAGTGATGAAAGCTGTCAAATGATTGAAAAGCCCCCATATTCCAAGATCAGTTATCCTTCTGTGCCAAACAAAGACTTTAAGTGGTCTTCAGGATCAGACGTCCAGGCTATTTGGAGAAAGCATGGATGGACTCCTCCTTCAGAGAATATGCCTCCTCCTCCACCAGAAAAGGAGATTCAACCTTTAAGGAGGGTGAGATGACTAAAGAAGAAATCATTCGGATGGCGTATGAAGCAGGGTTGGTAGGTAAGCCCTCTGAAAATTCAACTGAGTTTTTAGAAGCCTTTTCCGCCCTTGTCGCTTCTGCCGAGCGTTCTGCGTGTGCAAAGTCATTGGAACAAGCCGCAGAAGCCGCTAAAGATGCAGACCCACAAGGATTTGTATGGATTGCCATTAAAACAAGTGCCGAAGGCATCAGAGCAAGGGGACAAGCATGACACCTAACACTTTTCGTTTTCCAACTGGCCCAAACGCCACAGAAGTTTTGCGTTTGTCAAAAGATGGGATTTGGGCTAATCCTGACATTCCTGCTGATGATGCGGCAAAACTAGTTTTAACAATGCTTGATAACAGCATCAAATCTTTAGTGCAAAAAGCCGTGGAAAAGGAACGAGAGGCGTGTGCAAAGTGGCTAGAAGATGTAGTGGATGCCCCAAATTGGGCTGAAGTCATAAGAGCAAGGGGAAGCCATGACTGATTGGACTAAAGAGGAAGACGAAGCATTTAATTCTGTCGAGCAACAAAGCAACCTTGGTAAGCAAATCCTAAAAGCACAAGGTCAGCCCTATCATTTTGATACCTACGTTTCACCCTCACAAAGAAACCATGTTCTTGAGGAAGTAGCTTTAGAGTTTGACAAGATGCCTTTTGGTGACACAGCACATAGTTTTGCTGCTTTTGTCAGGGGGATGAAGCAATGACTAAAGACGAAGCATTAAAACTTGCGCTAGAAGCAATGGAGTACGCAGATGCTTGCCTCAAAAAGCAACTGACCATGAAATACAAACACGAATACGCACAGGATTTATTGTTGGAGGCTGGAACCGCCATCAAAGAAGCCTTGGCACAGCCAGAGCAAAAGCCTGTGGCGTGGAATGTCATTGATCCAACTGGAAAAATTGTCGCCACTGAGATGAATTCAGTTCGTGGATGGGCGCGTATTGAAGGGTACAAGCCAACGGTTGAGGGGCTACTTGGTTTTCATGAGCAAGGCTGGCGCGTTGTTCCAACCACCCCACCACAGCGCACATGGGTTGGGCTGACGGATAAGGACAAGGCAAGTTTTTGGACAGCAGACCAGATGACCGGTGAGGAATGGCGGCGGTTGTTTGCAGAAGTTGAAGCCAAACTCAAGGAGAAGAACACGTGAAACTAATAGCATGGTACGACCCAACTAACGGCGTGGTCAGCACAGACAAAGACAGCCCTTTGTTTACACCGCTTGGTCAGGTGTGGCCTTTGTATCCACCGCGCACATGGACTGGGCTGACAAAGGATGAGCAACTGAAAATTTTATGGGACACAAAATACCCAAGCAGGGATTCGCTGATGCGTGCAGTAGAAGCCAAACTCAAGGAGAAGAACACATGACAATAATTGACAGAGGATGTTGGGAACGTGGCTGTGCTTGCTACGACAGCCGAGTAGCTGACGAAACAGTTGACGTGGTAGAGAAGCGTGAGTGGGTCAACCTGACCAGCGAAGAGATCGGTGAAATCTATCGTGTTGGTTGGGCGAACAACATGGAGCTTGCCAGAGCCATTGAAGCAAAACTAAAGGAGAAAAATGACAGCGCCATATAAACAGATCATCACGATCGACTTCGAGACCTACTGGGACACCAAGGAAGGTTACACACTCAGCAAAATGACAACGGAGGAGTACATACGTGACCCAAGATTCAAAGCATTCGGAGCCTGCATCCATGAGTACGGATCAGACAAGCCAACCCAGTGGTACAGAGGAGACGAACTCAAACGTATCTTGGGTTGCTATGATCCTAAGACCACTGCTGTTCTGGCTCATAACGCTCAGTTCGATGTGTCTATATTGGAGTGGGTATATGACTGGCACCCATGCTTTATTTTTGATTCTCTTTCTATGGCTCGTGCTCTACGGGGCGTCGAGGTGGGGAACTCGCTGATGAAGCTGGCGCAGGACTTCGGCCTGCCACCCAAAGGCAACGCTGTGTACAACACCAACGGCCATTGGGTGCTAACGCCTGAGATGGAGAAAGAGTTAGCCGACTACTGTGCACACGATGTATGGCTGTGTGAGCAGATCTTTACCCGCTTAGCTGTCGGGTATCCACCAAAAGAACTTCGGCTAATCGACATGACGCTGAAGATGTACACCCGTGCATGCCTTGAGCTTGACCCCAACATGCTGACCGATGCCATACTAGAGGAGAAAGAAACCCGTGAAGCCCTATTACAGAAGCTCAGCGTGGACGAAACTGCGCTTGCGTCGAACCCACAATTTGCGGCACTACTCACGTCCATCGGTGTGGTTCCCCCAACAAAAGTCAGTAAGACTACAGGGAAAGAAACACTTGCGCTGGCTAAGAATGACGCCCTCTTTCAGGCGCTACTCAACGGTGAACGTGAAGACGTTGCCCTTTTATGTGAAGCGCGCCTTCGGGTTAAATCAACCACCGAGCGAACCCGTGCTCAGCGGTTCCTTGACATTAGTAAACGTGGCGCCCTACCAGTACCTCTCTCCTATTACGGGGCGCAGACTGGCCGGTGGACGGCAAGCCGTGGCTCGGCCATTAACATGCAGAACCTCAAGCGAGGCTCGTTCCTACGCAAAGCGATTATGGCTCCCGCTGGCCACCAACTCGTCGTGGGCGATCTGTCACAGATTGAGCCGCGAGTCCTTGCGTGGTTGGCTGACTATACAGATATGCTCGAGATATTCAGGGCTGGAGGTGACCCTTATGCCGCGTTCGGTGCGCAGATGTTCAACATCCCCAATCTCACCAAAGAGTCCCATCCTGATCTCAGGCAGTCGGCAAAGAGCGCGTTGCTTGGGTGCGGCTATGGACTCGGTTGGGCTGCCTTTGCATCACAACTACTTACAGGGTTCCTCGGTGCGCCTCCTCAACGGTACGACCTTGCCTTTGCAAAGAAATTGGGAGTCACGCAACAAGCCGCACAGAAGTTCTTAGATTGGGAAGTCAACGTCGAGAAGCTACAAGAGATACCGCACACCTGTACCACCAAGGAGTTGGTTATTCACTGCCTAGCATCCAAGGCGATCATTGATAAGTACAGGGCTACGGCTACGCCTGTGGTGGACTTCTGGGATTTGAACACCCAGCTTATCGGTGAGTGTCTGTACAAGGGGCGTGAGTACAAGCACAAGTGCCTGATCTACCGCAAGGGTGAAATCGAGCTTCCATCAGGCATGAAACTGTTGTATCCTGACCTCAACATCAGGCGCTACAAAGACGAGAAAACAAATAAAGAGCAACTGGAGTGGACATACGGGCCAGATCGTACTAAGATATATGCAGGAAAAATAACCAACAATGTCACGCAGGGCGTAGCGAGATGCGTGATGACTGATGGTATGGTGCGTACTGCAAAGAGATACTTTGTGGCGGGAACAGTACACGATGAACAGATCGTTGTGGTTCCTGATGCAGAGGTGTCTGAAGCTAAGACTTGGGTCTTGGCTCAGATGACTATGGAGCCGAGCTACATGCCCGGCATACCATTGGACGCTGACGGTGGCGCGCACCGTCGTTATGGGTTAGCAAAAAACTAGGAGAAGCAATATTGAAGTTACCTACAAAAATCAGAGTCGGTCGTAGATGGTACTCTGTCGAAGTAGTCGAAGCCATGCTTGACAAGCGTGACATGGGGCGTGTTCATTACGATGAACAACGCATCCGACTAGGACGCACAAGTAACATCACGGGCAGGCAATTCAAGCCCGAAGAGATCACCGACACGTTTTGGCACGAGGTTGTGCACACAATTCTTAGAGACATGGGCGAGCACCGCCTTAACTCCAACGAAGCGTTTGTCACCAAGTTTGCCAACCGATTAACAGAAGCCATACAACACGCAAAGTTCGAATGAAAAAACCAGCATGGTCACACAGCAGCCTCAAAGATTTTGAAGGTTGCCAACGCCGATACCACGAGGTCAAGGTCTTGAAGAAGTACCCCTTCCAAGAGACTGAAGCCACCAAGTACGGCAATCAGGTGCATGAAGCTATCGAGTTCTACATCAGGGACAAGAAGCCAATACCGCCTGAGTATGCGCAATTCCAGCCCATAGTGGACGCCATGCTGAAGAAATCCGGTAGAGCGCTTGCTGAGTATGAGATGGCTTTGACTGTGGATTTAAAGCCTACGGGCTGGAAGTCCCCTGACGTTTGGGTTCGAGGCATTGCCGACATCCTGATCGTTGACGACGAGAACCTTACGGCGTGGGTGGGAGACTGGAAGACTGGCAACAACAAGTATCCAGATAGAGATCAGCTTGTCCTGATGTCGCTCATGGTGTTTGCCCACTTCCCGCACATCCGTAAGGTCAACTCTGCGTTGCTGTTCATTGTGAAAGATGATATGGTCAAGATGCAGATGACACGCGATCAATCGGAAGCCTTCTGGTGGAAGTATCGTGAGCGTACTGCGCGTCTTGAGGCATGCTTCGAGAACGATGTATGGAATCCAAATCAAACCCCACTATGCGGATGGTGTCAGGTCACCGGATGCGAGTTCAATCCTAAACACTAGGAGGAAGTAATGACACAAGTGAACGGCAAGCGTAACTACAAACACGCATACAAACTTCAGAAAGCTTCTGGAGAAACCAAGGATCAGGTCGAGCGCCAGCGTGCACGCCGTGCCTACGATAAGAAAGGTATCGACCGCGCAGGCAAAGACATCGACCATATCAAACCCTTGCGTGCTGGAGGCAAGTCAACCCCCGGTAACACAAGGCTCCGTAGTAAGAGCGCCAATCAGAGCGACAACGGAAAATAATAGCTTGGAGAAGCAATGGAAATCGTAGAAGACAAAGCACTTATCTTACGTACAAGGAACCCGCACAAGTACACAATTATCCCAAAGAGCAAGGCCATGCCCCGTGCAGACGGAGGCTACGATGTTGCTGTGTATTGGGGTCTTGATGAAGCGCGGGTCTTGCGTAACTTAGGTGTTAAGGATGTACCATCGCCGATTATTCGGCGCTATGACTGGCCGGGCCGTTACAAGCCCATGGCTCACCAGATCGAGACTGCATCGTTCCTGACGATGTACAGGAGAGCCTTCGTGTTCTCCGAACCCGGTACTGGCAAGACGCTGTCCGCACTGTGGGCGGCTGACTACCTGATTAAACTCCGCAAGGTGCGTAGGGTTCTGATACTGTGTCCCTTGTCAATCATGCACAGCGCGTGGATGGGCGACATCAACAACAGCATCATTCATCGCTCTGCCGTCATAGCGCACCATGCGCAGGCTAGTCGCCGCATCGAGATGCTTCAGCGTGACTACGAGATCGTCATCACCAACTACGAAGGCTTGAACCTGATTGCTGATGAGGTGCGTAACGATGGCCGCTTTGACCTTGTGATTGTTGACGAGGCCAACGCATACAAAACGCCTACGACTCGCAGATGGAAGTCGCTCAACTCCATCCTGACACCTAACACATACCTGTGGATGATGACCGGAACGCCGGCATCGCAGTCGCCTGTGGATGCGTACGGCTTGGCCAAGTTGGTGAACCCTGATGGCGTGCCTAAGTTCTTTACGGCATGGCGTGACCAAGTGATGAACAAGATCACCACGTTCAAGTGGGCGCCCAAGTACGATGCCAAGGAGAAAGTACACGAGGCTCTCCAGCCTGCGATACGCTTTACCAAAGCACAGTGCCTTGACTTGCCGCCTGTGATTACCATGACTCGTGAGGTGCAGTTGACCCCACAGCAAGCCAAGTACTACTCCATGCTCAAGGAGCGCATGCTGGTGCAAGCCGCAGGCGAGACCATTACAGCAGTTAACGCTGCAGCCGGTGTGTCCAAGCTCTTGCAGATCAGTTGTGGTGCGGCCTACACAGATGACAAGGAAGTTGTTGAGTTTGATTCCGCGCCTCGGTTGGCTGTACTGGAGGAGATACTGGAGGAGACTGATCGCAAGGTCATCATCTTCGCCCTGTTCCGTAGCACCATCGACACCATTAGCAACTACCTCACCAAGAAGGGCATTGTCAATGAGTGCATTCACGGGGACGTAACGCCAAGCAAGCGGGGTCAAACGATCAATCGCTTCCAGACTGAACCCAACCCTCGTGTGTTGGTCATGCAGCCTGCGGCTTCAGCGCACGGCATTACGCTCACTGCCGCTGATACTGTGGTGTTCTACGGCCCGTTGATGAGTGTCGAGCAGTACATCCAGTGCTGTGCGCGTGCTGATCGCAAGGGGCAGGATTCAGACAAGGTTACTGTGATTCACATTCAGAGTAGCCCGATTGAGAAGAAGATGTTTAATGCGTTGGCAGGGAAAGTTAGCGATAACTTACTTTTGACCGACATGTTTGAAACTGAAATTAAATCTTGAAAGGGGGTTGCAACGCTAGAAATTACATGTAAACTGTCCAACCTTAGACAAATAATTACACAGGAGAAGTTATGGAAGAAGAAGCAGTACCGCTCGACAAGCTGGTAAAAATTTACCGCAAGTTGCGCACGAAGATGACCGAGTTGACCCAAGAGTACGACACCCAAGCGGAAGTGCTCAAGGCTCAACAGGAAGAAATCAAGAACGCGATCAAGGAACAGATGAAGGCGATGGGCGTCACATCAGTTCGCACTACCGAGGGCACGGCAGTCATGTCCGTGAAGACTCGCTACTACACACAAGACTGGGACGAGTTTAAGAAGTTCGTATTGGCTCACGAAGCCGTCGAGCTTTTGGAGAAGCGCATTGCGCAATCCAACATGTCACAGTTCTTGGAGGAAAACCCCGGGGTCGTACCGCCCGGCCTGAACTCCACATCTGAGTTCGATATCTCTGTACGCAAACCAACTTAATCGGAAATCAAATGAGCAATATTGCAATGTTCAACCCCTCAAACGTGCCTGCTTTCGCTAAGAACGCAGAGCTTTCAGCAACTACTTTGGCCTTGGCTGGCGGTGTAAGCACCGGCGCAGGTATAAAGCGCGTCTCCATCAAGGGTGGTGTGTTCCGCTTGCTCTCCGGTGGCAAGGAAGTGGCATCCATTGAAGACCGCCACTTGGATGTCATCGTGGTCAAAGCCGCCCCCAAGGTCAGCCGTATCTTCTACGCAGGCTCGTACGACAAAGACGCGGCTGCAGCCGCCCCTGACTGCACTTCTGCTGATGGTGAGAAGCCAGACGCAGGCGTGCGTAACAAGCAGTCTGCAAGCTGCTCTACCTGCCCACAAAACATTGCTGGGTCTGGCAATGGTCAAAGCCGTGCTTGCCGCTATCAACAGCGCTTGGCTGTGGTGCTGGCTAATAACCCTGAAGGCGATGTGTTGCAGGTGACCCTACCAGCCACATCTATCTTCGGCAAGGAAGACGGCGACAAACGCCCATTGCAGGCATACGCTCGCTACATGGCGGCTCAGACTCCTCCTGTTAACTTGGATGCCATCGTGACTCGCATGAAGTTTGACACCAAGGCTGAGTCACCCAAGCTGATCTTCGCCCCTGTGCGTTGGTTGACTGACGATGAGTATGAGACAGCGCAAGAGCAAGCCTTGTCCAAGGATGCAGAGAAGGCCGTAGCGTCTACCCCTGCCGCTGTGGATGGCGTTGCCGCCCCTGCTCCGTTGGCTATCGAAGGCAAGCGCCCCATGGGTAAGATGATGGAAGAAGACGAGGCTGAAGCTATGGCCGAAGTCAAAGCCGCCAAGCCCAAGAAAGCCAAAGCCGTTGAGGTGGAAGCTGAAGAAGAACCCGAAGTGCGTAAAGCCGCACCCAAGGTTGAGTCCGTTCCAGCTAAGAAGAACAAGCTGGCCGACATCGTTGCTGATTGGGACGATGAGTAATTGATTCGGGGGGAAAGAGGCGGCTGTGAGGGCCGGTTTGATTCCGGTGTGATCTTGGTGACTAGGTGGGTTCGACTCCCACAACAGCCGCCTTCAGTACCCCCACCTTAAACCACTATGGCCATCATTTTTCCTGCAAACACAAGAGGCATGACTGCTGGCGCTATGCGTCAGATTAAACAACAGGGCTATACCACCGCATCCGGTGGGTGGCACGATCTCAACCATCTGACTACTATGGCCGCTGACGGCGGCATATACCTTAACGAACGAGAACCACTAGGGAGATTTATGTCAGCACTAGAAAAAACTAAAGCAGACGCCGATGCGTTGACAGACGCACTTATCAAGAGCACTACCGCTCTGGTTGAGCAAGCGAAGGAGTCCAACAAACATCTTAATGATGTGAACGGCAAGATGCGTGACGGGGCTGAGAAGCTTGGTCTTGCGATTGAGAGGTTCAATAAGGTGGCAGGCAACACCAACTTTGCCGAAACAGCCAAGCAAGCCGAGTCGCTTGTCAACAGTCTGGAACGCTTAGCAGTATTAGAAGCGTCAGGCGTGTTAGACAAAGTAATGAAGGCAATGGCCAAATAAAAAATGGCTTACTCACAAAAAATCATTGACGAAGTAGCAAAGACTCCCAAGTCTCTGGGCAACCAGCTTGGGCGTTGGGCGATCCATCTTGACTTTCCGGTCACGAAGATTGCCTATGCTCTCGGCGTCTCTCGACAGACTGTCTACAACTGGTTTACAGGCACGGAAGTGTTTGTGGCCTATCGTAACCGCGTCGAATTCTTAACTCACATAATGAAGACCTCACGCACCGCAGATGAGGCATGGAGAAAAATATGTACGGAATACAACCTCGATCCCTCACCA